TGAGAAGTTACCATTTGGGAGGTTGGTATAACCCCCTGCGGAACCGAATGCCATTGTAATTCTCCTTAGCATTAGTTTTACAGATGCAAACTATGTATTACTTAGTGTAGAGGCTAATCGTTTGTGGGTGCATTTAATATCTAAACTACAATGATAGTCATACTTTAGGTTAAAATGGGCCACACGTTTTAGGTGATCCGAAAAGTTATATTGTTTGCTAAAATAGTGTTTGTAGTGTGGGTAACCGTAGTTGATACCTAGCAGGGCCACACTACTACTACACTTATTCACATATAGTTATATCATAAATAACTTATATGTCAATACGATTTAACGGGCAGAACCTGATATATCGTAAATAAATTGCCCAGAACGAATAGCTTCCATGATTTCATCAGAATGTTTTTCGTACTCGGCTGCCGACATCTTTTGAACATCGGATTCTAGGATGGCCCCATTACCACTTTGTGAACTTGGAGCACTGCGTTGGTTCCGTGTATTCACAGAACGTGCCGCATCTTTTGAGGTACTAGACTTTTTAGCTTTAATACCTTTATCTGATTTATAAAGATCAATAGCACGAGCAGCTGACCTTGCATCATTATCGTTATTATACAATGCGTCTTGTACCCACTTAGGCTGTTCGTCTGCCCATTCATGGAAGTCATCACTCTCACGAATACTATCAAAGTCAGGATGCATTTGCATCAATGCTGCTTCAGCTTTTTCCCGTACTGCAGATTCTCGCATTTCATCTACTGCACGTACACGATCTTCTAAGTCTGCAGATTGTTCTTTTGCTTTCTTGATTGCAATAGTTTCTACAATAGCTGCAACATCGGGATACTTTTTAGTCCAAGCTTCAATGTCTTCATCAGACTTGGGTAGTTTGATTTCTTGTTTGGTTGCTTGGTTTAATTGTTGCTCAAGTGCTACAATACGATCTTCATATTCTTTTTCTTTAGTTTGCTGGTGTCGCCGTAGATCACCATAACGTTTTTTAAAACTACGTTCTTCTGCATTTGTAGGTTCAGCTTCTTGAGGTTCATTATCTTCTTCTACTTCGCCTTTTTGTTCTGCAATCAAACGTTCTAGTTCTTCTTCATCTCGTTTGTGTCGATCTTCGTTTGAATACTTCTTATTAGCAAATGCTACTTTCTTAGGGGCTTCCATAGTTGAAGCCATTACTTCCATATTTTCTGACATTTAGTCTTCCTTACTGGGGCCACCGTAGCCTTGTTGGAGGGGGATGGGTAGGCCAGTCAAATGAGGTGCTTACTTTTTCTTTCTTTTGGCAAAGCCACCTCTACTTAGTCCACTTATTCCCATTGCAGTATCTAATTCTGCACCACCTGTGCTTGCTGTAGGTGATAGGTTGTCTGTTTTTAATGCTACAGCTGCTGTTTTATCTGCCGTAGACATTCCCTGAAGATTGCCCACATTAGATGTAGGTGCAGAAAATGCAGAAAATACACCACCATCGTCATCATCATCATCTCCACCACTCTGTACAGGTGCAGCAGGTGCAGCAGGTGCAGCAGCAGGAGGTGTATCCGCACTTTGTACAATTGTATCTACATTATTCATAGCCTTTTCAAGATACGATTCAGTAGCTTGACTTGATGCACCTTCACCAAAGCCTGATAATGAGGACATAGCCGTAGCTCTGCTTTCATTGGCAATCAAATCAGATATACTTTTACGAAGATCATCTACAGCAGTTGTAACAGTAGCAGGGCCAGCTTCTAGTTCTACGTCAGATCTACTAGGTAATGTTAGTTCAGTTAACGAAGGTACTGAAACAGTAGGTTCTTCTGGCATAGCTATGTTTGGCGGCTCGTCTATTCTATTTTCATTTTCTCCAAATCCAAACCTGCTTTTTTTATCAGGCTGAAATAATGTTTTATCTTCAAATTCTCCAGTATCAAGTTTGGTTAAATAGCTTTGAAGCTCCTTCACACGAGGAAGTTCTGGTGTAGTAGGTCCGTCAGTAGCTTCTAAATCATCAGCCTCAACAATATAGTTACTTCTATCATCAAACGAATTTGCCTCAGTTTCTCTAAAATTTTCTGCTGTAGTTGGAAGCCCATCAGGACGAGATTGTGGACGTAAACTTTTGTTAACAGCTTGTTCAGTTGCAGCATCAGATTCACTTGGGTCTTGATCGGCTACAGTACTTGCTACTGTTTTTGCTTTTTCTTTTTCTTCTTCACCAAAACCTAGTGCATCAACTACGGGATCTAAAATTTCACCAAGTAATGTAGACAGTATACCTTTGCCTTTTTTAGTCGTTAAACGTTTTGTAATACTTTTTGTCGTATCAACTTGACCAGCAATAGGAGTTTTCTTTGCTTGAGCAAGTTTTTCGGGAAGCATACCTTCTATGATTTTCTTTTGCTTCTTAACTGTAAGTGCCGCAGCAGCAGCAATTAGTGGATTAATAGCAGCAAGAATACCCACAACTACATTACCAGTAGTAGTAATTTTTTCTGCTTCTTTGAGCCATAAATCCAATGCTTTACCGTCTGCGCCAGATGTGTCCATATTCCATCCACCAAGTTTCTCGAACTCTGATTGTGGTGGCGGGGGTGGCGGATCGTTATCATCACTAGATTGTACAGCTTCTTCTACAGGTGTTTCTTCTGCCGCAGCACCTTCAGGCAAATAGCCAGCTGGAACTGGGTATACAGGATTTCCATTTAGGAATGGTATCATCAAAGTCTTGCCATCAGCATTGACATACTTACGTACATCTTGGTTGCTAGGATCAAACATGGGAGTTACAAATGTACCCCTTTTAGCATGGAGTACGCCACCTTGGTATTTTTCTTGTGGTTCATCATCATCGTCATCTTCTTCCATGACCATAATCTCTAGAACATCAAAAGGTAAATCATCTGGAATAATAGCTTCTTCACTATTACCCATCTGACCCATAGCTTCCATTTGTTTTAGTCCCATTTTAGCTTCTTGTCGTAGCTGCATAAGTCGATTAAGACCCAAGTAACGTACAACATCTGCAGGAAAAACAAACTCACCTTCACTGAGCATAGCAGGAATATCATCTCGTACTTCTTCACGAGTACTACCTACAGGTACATCGTTACCAGATACTTCATCAATCATGCCACCTTCGTCTTTAAGGCCACCATCATTAAATAGTTCCATTTGTTTTTCGTACATACTACTATCCTTATTGAGATTTTAAAACTTCATCACGTAAAAGTTTTAGTCTACGTAACTGATATATTGCGCCTTGTGATCTATGAAGAACAATAGTATCATTACTTTGTTCCATGGACCTATGTTGTTGTGTTATTAATGTATCTAAGTACTCTTCAAAGTTAGCCCATTGGGCTTGGTTGCTGACCATCGCCTTCAACTTGCTCAGGTGCTCCTTGTCCTTCTGCATTACCACTAAATCCTTGTTCTCCCGGTACTGGTGCTTGGCCTACGCCAATCGTACCACCACCTGCCCCTGTGGGGTCCATAGGGTTAGCTCCTGCTGGAGCACCCGGTTGTACTTCGGGCTGCATACCCTTCATAACTTCGGCTTGCAGTGCAGCTTCTGCTATATTGTTAGTTACCTTGTCTGCGTCAAGCTCAAGAGACTTTGCAATCTCCCGAATGATGTAGTCCATTTTAGCAAAAGGTGCTAGTGCTGGATTAGATGCAACTTGCAGGAACTGCATTAAACGTTGACTACGTACTTCGTTAGCCATAAGACTTTCTGTACCACGTGCTTTAACTTCTAAGTCCCCACGTAGTTCAGGGTCAAAGTCAAACTGCATGTTGAATCGGAACAAGCCCTCACCCATAGGACGTAGTAAGTAATCATCAATGTTTTTAATTACATTCTTGATGCCACCACTAGCAGCATTCATCAACATACTAATGCCACTAGCTGTACGGCCTACGCCTGACACACCTGTTTGCCCGTGTGCAAAGGAAGGGAAGCCAGTAGATTCATCTGCCAGTACTCGTGCCTTATCAAACAATTGTAAGTTTTCACCTGCAACGTTGGGGAACTTGGTGCCATAGATTGCTTGTCCGGGTGCACCACCTTGGCGGCGGAAGACTTTGCCGGGATATACAGATAGGTCTTGTCCCGGTACTAAGTTAGTTTCATCTACTTCAATAAGAAGGTTACCAGAAAGTACAGCATTGTCAACAGCCATTCGCATGAAACCATTCATCAATGTTTGAGTATCATCCATATTTTCTGCAATACCTACCCCAAAGAATGAATAGGGATTTAGTTCATAGGGAACTGCATGATATGGAATACGTGCAGGTTTGAATGGGTTAAGTACCATACGCAAAAGTTTACCGTTACAAATCCACACGTTTGCTTGTAGTTCATCGAAGGCTGACAGTTCTTCTGGGATATCTACGCCTTGATCTTCAAGCATTTCGATATCTACCATACCCCAGTACTCTAGTACTTCATAACGTTCAATACCATGATCTGGTGTGTAGTCAGATAAATCATCTTCCCAGTATTGCTTATCATAGTTTTCACCCATAGCAATGGCTTCATCAATAACGGTACTACGGAAGTAAGGACGCCGTTTTAGTGCACGTAATTGTGTACGTGACAACTTGTGACGTTCAATAACAAACTGTGCTTCGTCCATGTTGTTAGAGTCTGGATCTGGGTAAAAGTTCCAAACAGACACGTGAGATACTTGAGGTACTGTTTTAAAGACAGGATCATAGTTACCTTCTTCATCCCAATTAGGGTACTCTTTATCTACAGCAAATGGGCCTTTCATTACGCCAGTACCAAACAGAGCCATTTCAAAGGCTGTACTACGCAGGTGTTTAGAAGCAGAAGATTCTTCCAACTGGTCTTGAATTTTCTTTTGCATCTTTTTAGCAGCAATCATTGCAGGACTAAACGTAATAGCTGTAGGAGTTTTACCTACACCTTCTTGTAAATTATTAATACCTGTAAACTTGTCGGTTATTGGACCTAGCATTTCTTTGAGAGTACGAATTGTTGCACCCTTAGCAAGCTCTTTGCCATCCCCTTTATAGCCATAAGGATTTACTTCTTTGCCAAGGCCATCTTCCTGCAATTCCTTTGGCTGGGCTGGATCAAAGTTTACATCTGAAACAACACCATCAGGAAGTTCTGTTGGGTCTACCGTCAAAGGAAAACGATTGTTTGCAAATAGTACATCTACAATCTGACCGTAAGCTGCAAGAGTTTTTGTCTTAGTGACTTTAATAAAGACACGAGACTTCTCAGCATCAGTAAATTGTACATCAGGACCATAGATACCCCGATAGTTACGATAGGCACGTAACCAACGTTCTTCATCTTGACGGCGATAATCCTCAGAACGTTTGTAACGTTCCATGATATATGGAATAATGTTTGAAGTACCAGCATCAAACTCTACAGAATTATCTGTATCTTCTAATGCGATAGCATCATCTTCAATAAACATTTCGTTATCTTCTGACATTTATTCTTTCCTTAATATCCAAACGTTGAATCTGCTACTCGCATACCGCCGTAGTTGTTTCCATGAGTGTCATAGTCAAATACACTAAAACGAGGACGTGACATTATACCATATCTTAGTGCATCGTACAAGTGATCTTCTGCATTGGTATCTACATCTTCTGGATTTCTTTTATCCAAAGGTATTGCAGGTATCTGTGCTACTGTATTAGTACAAGTATTAAAGAAAACAAGACGGGGTTTTTCTGTAAACTCGTCTACCTGAAGCCTACGATGTATCTCGTTTTTACCTGCTACACGTGATCCTCTTGAACGATCTGATGGACGCCACCGACATCCACGACTAATCATTTGTTCAGCAAGAGACGGTCCAGTATCACCACGTTTATGCCACAAAGAACTATCTAGTACTCCGTATTTAATATTACCATCTTCTGCTTCGAGTTCTAGGACCATGTCAGCAAGATCTGTAGCAAGTACTTTAGTTACGTATAGTTCACGATAGACTATCAATTGTTCGTCAGGGGCAACTGCAAACCAAATAACACCAGACTGACTTCCATATCCGTAGTCACATGCCCTAAACTTAACCCAATTATTAGGGATGTTAAAAGGCTCAACGACATGCACATTTCTATCAAACTCTGTAAAGGCTGCGCCTTCTTTAATATCCCAATCACCATCTAACAACTGTCTACGTTGTTGTTCGGGCAAAGATAGAAGCATTGCTTCGTAGTCACCTTGCTTTGACAAGTAGGGATTATCAGATAGTCGTGCAGGTATGAACCTACGTTTAAATAACGGTTTACCTGCTTTAGCATGACCTACTGGATACTTTAACTCTTCTGTAGTTTCAATATCTGTAGCATTAAAAGCTTTACCTGCGGGTGCAGGATCAATAAACATTTTCTTAACCCAGTGATGCCCTCTTCCGCCGGGGTTGGTAGTTGCCCTCATAAAGATAGGTAAGTCGGGGGCAGTGGACCGTAGACGAGATCGCATATAGTTCCATGCAAATGGGGATGCCCATTGTGTCAACTCGTCAAAGCCTATCCAACTAAAAGCTAGACCTTGGTAACGCAGAACGTCATCTTCCCTATCAAGGTAGGACATCCACAATCGTGCACCAGATGGCGCAGTCCACTGCATTTTTCTTTCTGACCACTTGATACCGGGCCAAATCTTAGGGTACATCTCTTGTGACTTAAAAATCAGTTCCCGTAGTTCTTCCGTAGTATGGCGTAGGAGCAATCCTGAGAAGTCTGGGTGGCCCATGTAACGTAAAGGGTCAGCCAACATGGCGTAGCTCTTACCACCCCCTGCAGAGCCTCCATATAGCACCTCACGTTCACCTGCAGCAAGAAACTCTGTTTGAGGCCCATCATTAGGTTTAAAAATTATGTTATGCTGTTCCTCAACGGGAATCTCATGCACAATTTTTGCAGGGTTAGCTTTGGCTTTCCTGTTCGTTGATTTGCTCTTTAGCTCCGGTACGGCTTCTTTCGATTTTTTCCGCCTTGCTGATCGCCGTTTCGGCATAGTTTGCCCATCGGCGTAAGATTGCAGCTTTGTTTTTTCTTCTTCGTTCATTTTCCAACCGTTTACGTAAGCCTACATGAGATATATCTCTTCCCGTATTACGAGATAGCCAATTAGCTACTTCACGATACGAGTACTGTCGTAAATAAACTTTAGCCTGTTCAAGTAGGTCTAGTTGATTTTTTATCGGCAGTAATATATCTGAGTCTTCAGGATCAAGTTCGTAACCAAATGGAACTGTACGAGATACTTTAGGAATAGGAAGCCACTCATTATCGTCTTTTAGATCGGTTGGCTGGGGTAGCTTCCATGTGGGTAATTTTTTAGTCATCATCTTCCACTTGTTTAGGCGGCATTAGCATAACACCACCCTTTGCTTCCACTTGCATTTTCTCAGTCTTAACCAAACCAGTACGATCAAGCAGTTCTTTAGCAGCTTGCATCTTGTCACGAATACCCAACTCTGTAGGGTCATATAAAGCACCTACCATAGACATCGCAGCTTTAGGCGCATTACGTGCCATGTAAGTATGCGTTGCATCTAGTATCTCTTCTTTGAGAGAGTTGACAACTTCTGCGGTAGAGGTTGCATCAGAGTAACCTGCTAGTTTTTTAGCAGCAACTAGGTCACCACCTGCTTCATCAAAGAGGACTGCAAGTAATGCTTGTTGTTTATCTGTTAGTGCTCGTGCCATGTTACATCTTTCTTTTAAATAATGCAAGGAAAAAGTTTGCTATAGACTGACCTATTTGTGTAGGAGTTGGTAATAACCATCCTAAAAGCATCAAAAGAACCATCCAAGGAGATATATTAGTATTGGTAATGTCTAGGTTTTCCACGGATTCTGTCTCTACTTCTTTTATTACTTCAGTCTTTATGACATCTCTACCTGCGTAGTTTTCTTCTGCTTGCTCTAAGGAAAGAACAGACTGTCTATTTTCTTTACCTATTTGTGCATTGCTGTTTACCGTAGGACCACCGCCACCACTAAGCATAGAAAGGGGATTTATAGTGCTGCAGCTGGCTAATAATAGTAGAAGAATTAACGACTTCATTTTTCTACCTACTTATACCTATCTTTTTCCATCATTTGACGTATTGCTTTTATGTTTTCGTCCATGCGTCCCATGGTTACAGCTTGGTTCTGTACAATCTTTTCTAAGCTATCTATCTTTGCATCTTGCTTTGCATTAGCCATTTTGTTTTGTTCTACTTCACTAGATAGAGAAGCAACAAACCATATAAGAGCTACTGTCTGCATGATAATTGCAAATATAAGGGTTACAGGCACACTACGTGAAAGGTGCCACGGTTCATTAGTATCCATAAGCATCTCACATAATTTCAAAATGTGGCGCATCTATAAAAGGTCTACGACCTTGTGATCTACGCAAATCAATATAGGCATTCATAGCATCTTCTGCTGAACCTGAGTAATCTCGAATGTCACCTTCAGACCATGCAGCACCCCATTTAATACTTAAACCTTCTTCACGTGCAGCCTGTGCCATAGCATCACAGATATTATCATAAACATTAAGTTCCCAAGAAACGTCCGGGCCAAAGTAAGCTACGAGATCAACCGCATGAGAGTAGCCATCATTTTGTGTAAGATGTTTGCTATTCATAGTTTGGCTACGTCCCGACTTAAACAGTTTTTCTTGCTCTTCAAATGTACGAGTACCATACGTAACACCAAAGTCCACATCAGTAAGTTCAATAGCACGTTGAACAACCCCTACCAAAGTAGGATGGACCCCGGCTAGTTTATTTAAGGAACGTTGAGAAAGCTTAAACATTATTTATTTTTTCTTTCGGTTATCTTTTGTAGACAGGGTAGTCCCAGATTTACGATAGTCATTACTTCCTATTGCTTTTTTAGTTGCTACGCCACCCTTACTAAACATGGATCCCAACATCTTACCTGTAGCATTACTTGAACCCTGTGGCTCTTTACTTACATTGACCAATGGCCTCGGATTCATGATGCTTTTAAAAGGCTTATTTGGATTCACGGTGTAAGACCCAGTAGTAGTCTTAGTAGGCATAGGAGGCATAGTAGGCTTAGTAGTAGGTGCGGCTTTTTTTGCCCGTCTAGTTTCTTGGGCACTTTTTTGTTTTTGTCGTTTTTCTTTAGGGGTAAGTGCTTGACGTGCTGCTTTACGTTGCTCTCGTGCTGCTTTACGTTGCCCTCGTTCTGCTTTAAGTTGCTCTCGTTCTGCTTTAAGTTTTGCTCTAGTTTCAGGATCAACTGTAAGTTTAGGTGCTGTTGCTTCTTTAGGCAATGCGAAACCCTGTGATGTTTCGTTACCATATCGTACAGGTTGACCTGTTTTATTTGCCCTGATTTGTGCACTTTTTCGTGCTTCTTCGAAAGCTAGTTTTTGTTGCTTCTGTTTCCCTGTAAGTCTACCTGCTCGTCCTAGTTTTATCGCCATTATCTCATATCCTTTGTTGTCATTGCTACTTTATTACCCATAGGCTTACCTGCCATGTAAGCTGTAGCACCCATATAAGCTGCTACCACACCTGTTTGTGCAATATAAAATAACCCTAGTAAGTCTGCTAGAGCATTAACTCTTCCGTCAGAAAGCATTGGAGTAAACAAAAAAATAGTAAAGATTATCATCATACCCATTGCCACCCAAGCCATAAACTTTTGGGACTCTGCTTTTTCTTCACGTAGCTCTATTTCAAGCATACGTTCTTTCATTGCTATTTCTTCTAAGGTAACAGTTCCATTACCATCAACATCAAAGTCTACAACCATGTATTAAGATCTCCGAAAACGTTTAGCCGTTTTAGCTGCTGATTTAGGTTGCTTAGAGAATTGCTTACCTGCGGCAGTGTCTTTACGTTTCTTTGCTGTACTAGCTGCATACTGAGAACTAGACATTGCTTTTATAGCACCTTCGGGTAGATAACGTTCTCCCGTAGCTTTGGAACCTTGTGTAGATGGATTACCACTTTTAGTTCTCCACTTCTGCTTAGTCCATTTAGATAAACTAACTTGTGATTTTGCTTTAGCCATTACTTATACCCACCGCCTTTAGCTTTGTATTGCTTGGCTACCATCTGAGCTTTACGGGCAGACCACTGACCGGGTTTACCACCCTTACTACCAGCCTTTACTTTAGCTACAAGATTCTTACGCATAGTAGGTTTACTATAGTTTCCAGCTGCATTTACGGTTGATTTACGAGGGGTTTTCATTTTATGCTACCATTTGTTTTGTTGCTTACCTAATAGGTATAGAACAATAGCTAAACCAAATATACCAGCAAAACATATTAGAATACCTAGAGTCCACGTAATGATAGCATCTTTAATTTCAGCTTTGCGATAGGCAGTTTTCTTGCGTTGTTCCCGAACACGCCGAAGAGTGTTTTTATACTCCTCTAATCCAGAAGGCCCATAAGTAAAGGAAATCATAGTTTCTATTTCCTTACGCATCTCTTGCACTTTTTTCTGTGCAGTAAATGCGGCAATAGCCTGTTGTTCTGCAGAGCCAGAAAAACTAGCAAGTATGCCCGGATTCTTTGCCTTTTCTGCTGCGTAATTAATGTCTGCAACAGACCCAGCAAATTTAGATAGAGCAGCTGTTGCATCTCTACCAGCAGCAAGTAATTGCTTTGCATTGCTTACAGCAGAAGCTGCAATAGAAAGAGCACTAATAGGATCAATCATTTAAATCTAACCTCTATAGGGCATACGTAGTTATAATTTACTCTATACACTCTGTCGTACCACAATCCATTTTTAGGTAAACCACAGTCGTAGTAGCAGTACTGAAATAAAACATTACCTGCTCCTACAACCCATGCGTGGTTAAAACTTAAAAAAACTAAGGTACATAGCATTAGATTTATTTAAAATGCTCAGATATTACGTTTCTAATTTCTCCACGTGCAATGCCTATGTCACGCAGTTCTTTGTCAGACATGTTAGTTAAAATCCAGTAATCTGCACGAGCTTGCTGTGCCTTTGCCAATGACTCACCAAAATTGTTTAAGGTGTTAACTACTGCCATGTATATATTTTTTAATGTTTGTTTCATAACTATCTCCATATTTAAAGTAACAAGTGTTACCGAAAATAGTTATATCATATATAGTTATATCACACCACAGACAAATTTGCAACCCCGATATGCAAAATTATCCTACCGGAATAAATGTTTCAGTTACCGTACACATAACGTCTAGTTCAGGAGTTGCTTGAGTATGTGCTAGAGCACGTAACTCATCACCGGGTTCTAGTACCAAAGCTGCCCCAGTAAGTAGTACGGATTCAGAAGCTGCTAAGTTCTTACCGCCTACCAGCCTAAATAGTTCTGCAGTAGAACTTTTATACCACCTAACTTCTGCACTTGTAGTTCCACTAGACATAGCATTTACAACATATAACATAGATACTTCAGCCCTACAATTTGCTGGACAAGTGTATAAAGTTTCTACTTGATCTTCCGTGTCACAGATAATACCTTTGCTTACGGTACGTGCTGACTTACCTTGATTAAATAATGTCATTACTTCTTTTTATCCTTTACCGGAACAAATCCACCTTTACGAAAGTCTAAAGGTTTGGTTACTGATCCACCTTCGTTTGCATATACTACCCCAGAGCCAGACTTGGGGCTATAAGAATTGCCAAAAGCATTACTATACGACTCGTCAAACGTTAAACCCCTACGTTGGTAAGCACCAAAAGCTTTAGCACGATCTGCATAGTTAGTTAGCATAGGCTGACTATCCATAAAGTTTTGTTCATCACGTTGTGCTAGTCTAGATAAGGCTACCCCACTCTGGCCCATCAAACCACTTTTAATTTTTTCGTTATTGATGTCCGTCATTCGTTGAGCTTTTTGCTCTTCCGTCATACCTGCTGTTGCAGCTAAACGCCTAGCCTTTTCTTCTGCAGCTTTTAATTCTGGTTTTTGTTCTCGTCTAAGTTCACCTGCAGCTATTCTTTGTTCTTTTGCTACAGCTTTTTCTTTATCTCTTGTCCTTATCCTAGCAGCCTCTATGTCAAATCCATACATTGCGTATGCTTCTGCTTTGTCCATACCTTCTAGCACAGCAATCCTAACTTTATTTCGATTACTTAGTGTTTCGTATGTCTGGTTTATTCCGGCAAGACGACCGGGGTCATTATTGTATTGCGCAGATAATTCGTACTGGGCATCTAGTTGTTTTTGTTTAACTTCCCACTTCCGTATGCTTAAACTTTGTTTTAAGTTTTCTAAGGCACGTTTTTGTTCATCTTTGAAAGCTTTTACTTGTTCTTTAAGTGCATTGTCTTCTCTACTACCATGCCGACCTTTAGCAGAGCCTAAAGAAGTATTCTTCGTTTGGGCATCCCGTTGGGCAATTTCATAGTTCCTTAGTTCCAGCTCTTGTTGGCTTTTAAAAGAATCTAATTCATTTTTGATTTGTTGTTTATCAAGGAAGTATTCTCTAGCAATGGCTCTAGTTTGAGCATGAGTACCTCTAGTAATCATCTTTCTTACCTTTAGATTTTACAGTCTTAACTACCCAAGCTTCATTAACTTCAGTAGATGGATCATCTGCAATATAATGCCCATCTTTATTACGTGCCCGTTCCATTACAAGTTCCGTAGCTTTAGCTGAAGCTTTCTTAACTTTCTTTACAGCTGTCTTAACTACGTTGGGTTTTACACTAATAATATCTTGAATACGGGAATCATTTACATAATAACCACCGTATGGGTCTTTACCAGCAAGCACATCCCCACGTGTATTAGTAACTAAGTCTTCTGTTACCACGTAGTTACATTCTTCTAGTTCATTCTTCCAGTCAGTAAACTTCATTGTTTTTTGCCTGTCTTTAAACACTTACCTGCAGCCAAGCAGTTACCTCGTGTTTCACAACCTTTACAAGTAGTCATGCGTTCTCTCCTATTTTTATACACATCGGAATAGCATATACATTTTTATTAAGTAAATTGTTAGCAACCTCAGTTCCTTCAGACACACACTCTTGCTCACTACGAAATAGTTGATCTGCTTTCGCCATAATGGTACAAGAAGTTGCGGAAGGACTAAGACATGCTAACAATAAACCTAACCACATACTATTTCTTTTTCTTAACCATCCCGCCATACATCATGTTAGTAGACTTTTGTGTAGCCTTCATAGATGCACCACAGTTAGAGTACCCACCTTTGGCATACTTCTTAGGCATACCACCTTTATTAAGATTATTAGGACGTGATCTAGGGCGGGGTGACGTTGTAGGTTTAGTCTCTACATATTCATCGGCTTCCTTCACAGCTTTCCTAATTGCTTCGTTAAGAAGTAACCTATTCTTTTCATCTTTTTCTGTTTTTACACGACTGCGCATTTCATCTAGTGACATTTTACCTATGACTGCTGCAGTTAGTGCTGTTGCACCTGCACCTGCTGCCCCACCTTTAATCTGACCACGGGCATATGCACGTTGTCCTTTAGTGGCTTGTTCAACCTTGGCTTGGCCCGGTGTTTGTTTACTTGCTGCTTTAGCTACACGTTTACCTATTTTATCGAAGATACCCATTATTTAAATAATCCTTTTTTACGATAGTCCATATGTCCTGCACGTGGCTTGCCTGTAGGCATACCACCCTTACTTAGTTTAGTAGGTTTACGTGGCATGTCTTTTTCATCTAATCCCATGCTCTTATCAATAGTAACAGGTTTAGCTTTTTTATTAGCAATGCCTTGTTCCATAGAACGAACATTCTTATCTACTTCCGCAGCTTCAATACGTTCAATAATAGTTTCATATTGTTTCTTAGTAATAATGTTATTACCATAATCTTTTTTAGCTTGACGTGCAAAAGCATTACGTGCTGACGTAGGCAGGGAACGGTACTTGTCCATAGACAATGGCTTAGGACCAGCTTTAGTTA